GAAGCCTCAGATTCTGGGACTTCTGATTTTACTGAATCATAACAGGAGGTAGTTTAACGAGATTCCACAACTCTAGAAATATTTCCTACTATTTCTCCACCGATAGTCAAAGATGTAGCCCACATATCGGTTTCTTTTTGTATGAATTGTCTATCAGTAACTTGATTTCTTGTCACCTGAATTATGGTCTATTCATACGTCTAGTCCTTATACCCCTATAAGAACATAGAAATTTGATGTACGTCGAAGCCACCTAGGTCTCCGAATGCCACAGTATTTCGTAAGTGCTCCATTTCTTTTGCTTCATGACCTGCTATTGGTAAAGCGAATTTTTGTCTAATGGTAGCTTCTATGGCTGTTGCTTTCTTGGAATCCACCTCTTTAATTTTGTCCATGAAAGTGTTTAACTTGTAGAGGTCCATGTTTTTGTGTTGATTCCCCAACTTATCTAATAAATGGTCAACATAATCCAAGTTAGCCCCTGAGCAATATAGTGAACAGCTCAGTGCGAGTTATAAGCTATCCCAAGAAGTGTTATCGGTATCCGAGTACATCTGTTGAACCCCGATTCTTGGTGCTTATCTATGTAGGTATGCGTATGATGCAGAAATGTTACCTACTTTAGAAAGGAAGTCCACGTTCACTCCCAATCTATTTACTTTTCGAGTTGATTAACCTAAACCGTGCAATCCGTATTTCTTAGCACTAAACAGTTCAGCAACTCCTTCGTCGATTTTTGCTAGATCTTCTTTACATACTATGGCAAAGAAGTCATCTCCTCCCACAAACATACTATACCTGTTTGGTGAGATTCCTTTCTTGTGGAATAAATATTGATAGTAAAGTGATACTCTTAGTGTATTCCCGAAAGTGGTCCTTGTTGGATGACCGGATGTAACTGTACCCCACAGTTTTGCTTGAAACAATTTCCTTCTCTGTTTTCCTATATTAACATAGTAATTCAAAATTGTTTCTAAATTTGTTATTGATAATAACACTTCATCATATAATCCTTGGGGTAAATCTAGCATTGGATATATATGTGGTAAAAGTTCTCTAATTAGATAGTTGTCTACGCATTCGATTAATTCTGCATGTTGATTCGAATCGTGTGATGAAAAATCTGACGAAATGCACGTAATCTCTCCTTCATTCTCTACTTTTCG